AAAGAAATAGCTGAGATGTATGATGTTAGTACAAGTATGGTTAGCAGGATAGGCGTTAGGAGATGGAAAGATGTTTTACCAGTTGTTCCGTTTACTTATAATACAAGAGCAATAGAAGAATCTAATAAGAATGAAATTATGGATATTTTTGAATTTATTAATTGTGCGAGCAAGATTAGTTAGGAAGGTGAAATGGTGGATAAGAAAAGGATATATTCAGTTAATCTAATGGCTTATTTGATTTCTCAGGGGATTAATGATTATGACCTAGTAGAAGACGAGGATAAACCAGGGAAGTATTATATGGTTGTTGGTCAGGATATTTCTGAGTTAAAAAGCACATATAAGAACGATAAAAATTTACATAAGTTTCTAAATAGTTTCAAGTTTGTGAGAAAGGAAATTCTAAAGAGGAAAAGGGTTAGTTAGTTTAGGTGATTAAGGTTGTTGCATGAATTTGTGACAGCCTTTTCACTTTATTTTAAATAAATATATTTGATAGAGGAGAAGATAACTTATGTCACTAGATGATTTGTTGGTAGTCTATAAAGAGTTGATGAAAGCTCATATTAATTTACTTGATAAAGATATATTTGTTGGTGATATTCAAGATTTAATTAAAGAAGTTATTAATGATATTGATGAAAGTGATGATTGGTGTGAAGGGTGTTGTAGGTATTTGGGTTGATTAGAGGACTGCTTAAAATTTCCTTGTCCTAAAATGGTGGACATGGAAGTAATCAATATAAGAATGTGCAGAACGGAAATAATTTCCCTTCAGCAAAAACTCAATCTGATTTAGCAGAACAGATTCAACTGTCAAATGAGTTAAAGTTTATGTTGGTCAGTGTTATATGACAAGATAGTTAATAAATTAATTACTTACAATGTCGATATTTGTTGAAATATTTGTAAAGGATAAACCTTCTTTTTGTTGAAGTATATAAACAGAGGGGGGTGAAAATGGTGGTAAAAGATTTTGATTTTGATTTTGGTTTAAATGTTTTTGTTGATAAGAACAAGGAAGTAATTGAGTTAAAGAACAGGCATCTAGGTGAAGTCGTAGAAAAATTTGAAGAAATTAAACATGAGTGTAAAAACAAAATAAATACTTCTAATCAAAACCAAACACTATATTTAACTGGAGTAGTTGATGGTATGGATTTTATTATAGGGTTACTTAGAAAATACAATGAAGGAATGAAAGGTTAAGAGCCATTTGGCTCTTTTTTATTTGTTTAATTTATTAAGTGAGGTGATTAACATGGCAAGTAAAGCTGGTAAACCGATGAAATGGAATAATCCTGAAGAATTAAAGAAATATATTGATGAATATTATGAGTGGACTAAGGTAAATGAAAAACATATCACTGTAACAGGATTAGCTTGGTGGTTAGGTTGTAGTAAGCAGACTATTCAGAATTATGAGCATAGTGAAGAAAATGGATGGTTGAAAAGGTTGAGTGATAAGGAAAAGAAAAAATATGTGGACTTGATTAAGGATACGAAGAGATATATTGAGATGGAATATGAAGAACGCTTATACAATCGTAGTAAAGCCACAGGCGGTATCTTTTCTTTAAAAAACCTGTACGGATGGGTAGATAAGCAAGAGATAGTCCAGACAAACAAAGAAATTATTGTTGATATAATTGATGATGAGGTTAAATAGTACAATACACGTTCACAAGGGTAGGGTTGTGATATGTAGCAAGGTACATATTAATAATAAGCTATGATGATAGATATAATCATAGCGAAATTAATAGTCATTGATAAGTATATGAAGTTCCGATAATAAATCTTATGTAAACTAGATATATGACTGAACATTCAAGAAACATAGGTATAATCATGGGTACAAGGTTTAGATAATAATTATGCTGGATTATTCAGAAGAATGAGCAATAAATCGGACTACTTTAATAGTATTTATATTATTCTAGCATAATTAATTTAGTATTTGTATTGATAGAGTAAGTAATAAAATCAGTATGAAATATTTCTTTTGTGCTAAGTGGTTGGGGAAATAAAAAATAAATTTTCAAAATTAGGAATATTTTATAAAAATTTTTAGACCCCACCCCCCTCTAATTTTGAAAAAAATTTTCCTCGATATACCAAATTTTAATTTTTTCACTCAAAACACCAGGGTTAAAAATGGAGGTGATGCTATGAGTCAATCACAATCACAACTAAAATTTAAAATAACTAAACGTGTTTTCAACGAAACATACTATCCACATCTTCAACAATATGATACTCGTTTCAATATATTCTATGGTGGTGCTGGCTCTGGTTGAGCAAATCCCATTTTGTAGTGCAAAAACTAATCCTTAAATATCTAAAACATTCTAATCGTAAATGTTTAGTTATCAGAAAAATTGCCAACACAATTAGAGATTCAATCTATGCATTATTCAAATCTGTCATATCAGATTGGGGACTTTATAATCAAGTTGAATTCCGTGACAGCTACTTAACAATTAAATTTCAAAATGGTTCTGAAATAATTTTCAGGGGGCTTGACGATTCAGAAAAAATAAAATCAATTGCTAATATTGACGATATTATTATCGAAGAAGCAACAGAATTAACTCTAGAAGATTTCTCACAATTAAATTTACGTTTACGTTCAAGAAATCCATATAATCAAATTCATCTAATGTACAATCCAGTATCAAAATCTAATTGGGTATACAATCATTGGCATATAAGAGAATTAGACACAAAAACCACAAGTATACTTCATACCACATATAAACATAATAAATTTCTTACTCCTGATTATATTCAAACATTAGAAGAAATGAGAGAAACAAATTTTGCCTATTACAAAATATATGCTTTAGGTGAATTTGCTACACTTGATAAAACTATATTTAATAACTGGAAAATAGAAGATTTTGATTATGTTCAACTACTAAAAGAAAATAAAATTCTTAAAGCTGTCTTTGGTCTTGACTTTGGTTACGTCAATGATCCGACAGCTTTTGTTTGTGCTTTAGCTGATGAACCTAATAGAAAACTTTACATATTTAATGAATTTCAAGAAAAAGGATTACTTAATAATGAGATAGCAAAAAAAATAATAAATTTAGGATATGCAAAAGAAAAAATAGTAGCTGATTCAGCAGAACAAAAAAGTATAGAAGAAATTAAAAGATATGGTATTTATAGAATTGTACCAGCCAGAAAAGGTACAGGTTCTATTCTCACTGGAATACAATTTATTCAGCAATTCAAAATAATAATTCATCCATTATGTACTCATATCATTGAAGAATTTCAAAACTATACCTGGAAAAAAGATAGTAATGGAATCTATGTAAATATTCCTGTTGATAAATATAATCATGGTATTGATGCTTTACGATATGCAATTGAAGATATAAATAAGAAAAGACATTTAAGTTTAGTTAAAAAACCTAAAGGGTGGTAAGTATACTTTTTGTATACAGGTATACCAATGTATACCCTAGCAAAATCAATGGTTAAATGTATACATAAATAAGATAAGAAAGTGGGGTGAAATAGATACTTACTGATTTAAACTTTTTACAAATTGGTCAATCATGGCCTCCAGATGATCAGGATACCAGAGAAAGATTAAAAATGTATAATACTAATCGTTTACTATTTAAAGGTAAGCATGATCAAGTATATACAGATTGGGTTAGATTACTTAGAGATGATCAACAAGCAACTATGGAGATCATCTTAAATTGGCATCGTAGACTTACTAAACTTTTTTCTGATCTGCTTTTTGGCGAGCCTCCGAGAATAGTTTCAGGTGATGTAAATTCTCCTGAACAAAATAATCTTGATAGAATAATTGAAGATAATAATTTTATCATGGAATGTTACAAGGTTGCCTTAGATACTTCAAGATTCGCAGATGGATTATTTAAAATTAGATATGATGATAATTATTCTATTATTCAGGCAAACAGTCCAAGCTGTTGGTTCCCTGTAGTAAATCCTTTTAATGTTAGTGATATTCTTAATCATGTTTTGGCATGGACATATACATCAAATAAAACTGATTATTTAAGAGCAGAGATTCACTACAAAGGTAAGATTCAAACTAATACTTATATATTGCAAAAAGATAAAATATCCGAATTAGTAGAATCTACTACACAGAATACAGGTATAAATGATTTTTTAATTGTTCGTGTATCTAATTTAATAACTTCAGAAGATGTGACAGGACATGATGACTATACTGATATTGATAGTATTGTTCAAGAAATTGAGATTAGATTTTCTCAGATCAGTCGGATCTTGGACAAGCACAGTGACCCGAATATGTACGGCCCATCAAGTGCTTTAGAAATAGATGAATTTGGACAATCTTCTTTCAGAGGTGGTAGTAAATTCTATCCTATAGAAAGTAAAGATGATCCTATTCCGGGTTATCTAGTTTGGGAGGGACATCTCGATGCAGGATTTAAGCAAATAGATTATTTGATTGACCAGTTATATTTTCTTAGCGAGACAAGTTCTGCCGCATTTGGAAATATAAAGCAAGGATTAGCAGAATCAGGTTCAGCTTTAAAACGTCTGTTGATGGCAAGTTTAGCAAAAGTTAACAGAATTCGTTTATCTTTTGATCCTCAAATTAAAAAAGTGCTTAAATTAGCTTCTGCATTAGAAGTAGCACAAGGTAAACCAGGAGCAACAAAATTAAACAATGTTTACTTATTTTGGCGTGATGGATTACCTGAAGATGATGGAGAGAAAACAACTATTGAAACACAAAGGTATGGCTCAGGATTATCTTCTTTAGAATCATCTATTAGAAGATTAGATGGATTAGAAGGTCAACAGTTAGATAATGAAATTAATAAAATAAATGCAGAAAAAAAAGCTGATAGTGTTGAACCTCCTAAAATAACATTACCTAATACTGGAAGTGTTGTATAATGGCAATAGATGAAGAGTTAATTAGAGAATCAGAGGATGAAGGAGATAGATTAACAAGTTTATTTGATACTGTTGAAGATTTCATAATTAAAGCATTTACCATTGCCATATCAACAAATATTTTTTTAAAAGGTATTAATAAAGCAAAATCAGATAGTTTAAATATATTGAATGATTTAAGAGGCGAAACAAAATCTTGGTTAGCTGAGGTTATGCCAAAAATATATTTTTCTGGTGTACAATTTGCTGATAAACAGATTAAAAAAGCTGGTGGTACTACTGTTGATATGGGAGAGATTCACTCAATAGCAGTACAAATTGCAAGTGATAGTATATATAATCGTTTAGAGCAACAATTCTTTACTGTTGGCAGAAGGGTAGAAGATATATATAGAAATTTAGCATTGGATCATATAAAGCAAGTTTCAATAGGTAATAAATCATGGCAACAAGGTTCAAGAAACTATTTAAATGATTTATTGAAGAATGGTATAACTGGTTTTCAAGATAGTGCAGGTAGACAGTGGAACATGGGGAATTATACAAAAATGGTTATCAGAACAGGAGTTATGGAGACACATTTAAATGCTACAGCAAATAGATTTGTTGAAAATAAATATGATTTAATAAAAATTTCTAAACATTCTAATCCATGTAAACTATGCAAACCTTGGGAGGGTGAAATATTATCCCTTACAGGTAAAACTGAAGGATATAAGACACTAGATTATGCCAAATCTAAAGGACTTTTCCATCCAAACTGTAAACATGCCTATGGAGCATACTTACCTGAATTAGATAATTAAATTATAAAATTGCCTTTTTTAGTATTTTGTAGGTTAAACAAAAGATCGCAGATGGTGCCAACCATTTAAAAAAGGTTAGTGGAAAATTGAGAGGAGATTGAAATAATGTTAGAAAATTTACTAGGTGCAGAATTATTTAAGCAAGTGCAAGAAAAAATGGGTGATAAGAAATTGATCATCAATGATGGTACATATATTCCTATTGATAAATTCAATGAAGCAAATGAAAGTAAAAAGGAATATAAGAAGCAGTTAGAAGAAAGAGATAAGCAATTAGCAGAATTAAAGACTAAGGCAGTAGGGAATGAAGAACTAACCAAACAGTTTGAAGAGTTGAAATTGAAGAATGAGGAAGCAACTAAGCAATATGAAGAAAAACTTAAGAAGCAAACTTTTGATTTTAAATTAGAAGCAGAACTAAATAAAGCAAAAGGTAAGAATATTAAAGCAATCAAAGCATTGCTAGATGAAAGTAAGATTATTGTAGATGGCGACAATTTAATAGGGTTAGATGATCAACTTAAAGCATTACAAACTTCAGATGGTTATCTGTTTGGAGAAACTACTCCAATTGGTTCAGGAACTAATCCTCCTGGTGGTGGTAACAAAAGTTACACTATGGATGATTTAGGTAAATTAAGTATGGATGATTATATCAAAGCAAGAAATAAATAAAAAAATAATAGGAGGTCATATAATATGGCAAATACATTTTTAACCCCTGATATCATTGCAAGAGAAGCATTAATGGTATTACAAAACAATATGGTAATGAGTAATTTAATCTATAAAAACTATGCACAAGAATTTCAAGGTGCTAAAAAGGGCGATACAATCACGATCCGTAAACCGGCAACATTCAGTGTTAATGAATTCACTTCTGAAATAAGTGTACAAACTGCAACTGAAGGTAGCACATCCATAACATTAGATAAGCATTTAGATGTGTCCTTCAGTGTTACTGCAAAAGATTTAACTTTAGAAATTAATGATTTTTCACAACAATTATTGATGCCAGCTATGGAAGCATTTGCACAAGATATTGATAGTAGAATTGCAATGTTGTATAAAGATATTCCGTACAAATTTGGTACTGCTGGTACTACTCCAAGTGGGGTTGCTTCAATATTAGGAATTCGTAAGAAAATGAATGATAATAAAGTTCCTTTTGCAGGTAGAAATCTTGTATTAGATACCGCCGCTGATGCTAAACTTTTGGAACTTGATACTTTTGTTGAAGCAGATAAATCCGGTAACACTGATGGATTAATGGAAGCTAGATTAGGTAGAAAATTTGGTTTTGATATTTATACAGATCAAAATATCAAAACTCATACTGCTGGTGCTGGTACTGTCTTAATTGATTTGGTAGCAGGTTATGATGTTGGTGCTACTGCTATACACGTTGATGGTGTTACTACTGTATTAAAAGTTGGTGATTTACTTACTATCGGTGGCAACGATTATGTTGTTACAGTTGCAGGTGCATTATCCACTGCCGATCAAGATATTACTATTTACCCTGCCTTGAAAACGGCAGTAGCAAATGATGATGCTGTAACTTTAACTGCTTCACATGCAAGCAATATTGCCTTCCACAAAAATGCTTTTGCTATGGTAAGTGTGCCTTTAGAATTACCGATGGGTACTGACAAAGCTGCTATTGTGAATTATAACGGTTTAGCTTTGAGAGTAGTATATGGTTACAATTTGACTAATAAAGTTGATACTGTATCCATAGATATGCTTTGTGGTTTTAAAACACTAACCCCGGAACTTGCTTGTGTTCTACTTGGTTAATTAGTTATTTACTTAAGAGGTAGTATTAACTACCTCTTATTTTTTATAAAGGGAGGTTTTATATGTCTGATATTATTGATCGTTCAAATAGAAAATTAGGTCAAGCAAGTATTACAAATTCAGCAGGTGATAGAGATGTTTATATCCAAGGATCATTAGGTGATGAAGAAACTTTCGTAAATGCGTTAGCTACAACTTCTTTTATGTTGCAACGCATTCCTGGTACAAACACATACAAGAGATTTGATGGCAAGGTTGTCCCAGTAGATTCAAGTGGGACAGAGATATTCACTGATAGTAATCCTGGTAGTATAAAATTAACTGGTAGTAGAACTGCGGTTATCGCACACCGTACAGCGATAACATCTGTCGATAAAGTACCTGCAATCACAATAACCGCAGCAGACCAACCAGCGACAGCAGGTTCACTTACGGCAGTTGCTCATGGCATAGGGGTTGCTCCTGGTAATAGTTATGGTTCTGCTGGTGTTAGTGCTTTAGTGACTGTTACGCCTACAGTAAATAAAAGTATCGACATAACAATTCCGCAGGCAACTGGGGCAGAGTATTACGATATTTACCTTAGTACGTCAACAACTGCACCTCTTTGG